TGGGCTGTGCGACTGGGACGAGTGGGAAGCCTTCCACTTCGCTTCGACGGACAATCCGTTCCTGAAGGTGAAAGAACTCAAGCGGATGATGCAGGCGGGCAACCGCCCTATGGAAGTCATCCAGCAGGAGTTGAATGCTTCATTCATCTCGGGCGGTGGAGCGGTACTCCGACCGCAGTGGTTTCCAGTGGTCCAGGGAGTAGATTCGGGGGCTGGGAGCGTCTTCATAACCGTGGACTTGGCCGGGTTTAAGACCCAGCAAGGCGGCAAGAAGCTGGATACAGACGAGACAGTCATCTGTATTACGTTGGTGCAGGAGGATGTCTGGACAGTTCTCAAGATCCTCCACGGGCACTGGGATGTTAAGGATACGTGCGCTCAGATCGTTTGGGAAGTACGTAACCACCCTGGATGCCGCCTTGGAATTGAGGCTGGAGCGTTACTCAACGCTTGCGGTCCTTATCTTGAAGAGTACATGCGAACATATAATCGCTATGTCACTCCCGAGCCTCTTACTCACGGCGGTACGAAGAAACAAGATCGTATCAAGTGGGCACTCCAAGGACGAGCCGAAAGGCACAAAATCCGCCTCTGCTCAGACGCGGACATAGACCGCAAGTGGAATGACTGGTTTCTCCAACAAGTTGCTGACTTCCCTGATCCGTTGGCACATGACGACGGAATTGACGCTCTGGCCTACGTGGACCAGATGGCAATGGCTAATTTCATTGATCCGAGCCTTGATACTTACGAGTATGGGTCTAGAGAAGACATGATATATGCGGACAGCGTGCATTAAATGAGTAATGAAACCCCCACTCGTGGGCAATCAATTATCGTAGAGACGCCAGAGTCTGCAGCAGCAGAAGCGGCGAAATACGGCACGTTACAACTCCAACCAGCCCAGGAATTGGTGGGATGGCTCGTAGGGAAGATTAACGTATGGGAAGACGTGAGGAATCGCGGGTACCAGCGCCTGTGGGGCGAGTACTGGCGGATGTGGAGAGGCAAATGGAACGAAGTCGATATGAATCGGCTCTCCGAGCGTTCACGCCTCGTTGCCCCGGCCCTATCTCAGGCGATAGAGATGACCGTCTCCGAGTTGGAAGAGGCTATTTTCTCCAAGGAAGAGTGGTTTGATGTAGCGGATGATATCGTAGACAAGCTGGCACTGCAGCTTCGCGATCAGTTGATTGATGACCTCGATAAAGTGAATGCACGAGATCAGATTATCGAAGCCATCATGAATGGTGCCATTTTCGGCACAATGATCGCGAAAGTAAACGTGTTCGTAGGAGAGGATAAGAAGCCGAAACGTGACCCATCAACGTTTGAATTGAAGGTAGGAGGCTCTCAGCGTGTCTTCGTTACCATTGAAAGTATTAGACCCGATCAGTTCATCCCTGATCCTGTCGGGCAGACGATTCAGGATATGCTCGGATGTGCGCAACGCATCCAGCGTACAATGCACTACGTCCTAGAACGCGTTGAACAGGGGGTATATCGTAAAGATGCTCTCACGCAGTTATCAGCGTCTCGCCGAATTAAGAACTCAGATGTGGATCAAGATGATCCCATGTCTGTCAACACTACTTATGAATCTTCACAGGTTGATATAATCGAGTATCATGGTAAGGTTCCTCTACATCTTATCACGGCTGTCAAGGAAGTTAAGACAGCGGCGGATGACGCGCTGGCTTCTGATGCGCGCATGGCTAGCCGTCTCCAAGATGGGGATGGCCCGCTAGTAGAGGCTATTGTTACGATTGCGAATACGGGGACACTGCTCCGGGCGATGCTCAATCCGTTCGTGATGAAGGACCGCTCTATTGTAGCGGCCCAATTTGAAAAAGTCCCCGGAAGGTTCTGGGGACGGGGCGTAGCCGAGAAGGGCTACAATCCCCAGAAGGCTCTCGATAGCGAGCTAAGGGCGCGCGTAGACGCGCTAGGGTTCATCAATGCGCCCATGCTGGCGATTGATGCAGGTAGAATGCCTAAAGGCTTCAGGTTTGAAGTCAAGCCAGGTAAAGTGTGGACAACTCAAGGTCCTCCCGGCGAAGTGCTGGTTCCCGTCAAGATTGGCGACTATTCAACGCTAACCTTCGAGCAGACTCAGGAAATGGAGCGTATGGTGCAGATGGGCACTGGCGCGTTCGATACAGCTTCAGCTTTGAAGAACCAAAGCCAAAGTGGCGCAAATTCCTCGTCTGCCAACTCGATGCTCATGGGTGCGTTTGTAAAGCGTGCCAAACGAAGTATCAATAATATAGATCGTAACTTCCTATCGCCCCTCCTAAATAAGGTGAAGTGGCGGTATATGCAGTTCGATCCAGCCCGCTATCCAGCGGACTATGAACTCAAGATTAAGACCACGATGGGCATAGTAGCCCGCGAGGTAGAGGCTGCGCAGATGACGCAGCTTATCGGGATGATGCCGGAAGAGTTCCACTCGGTCCAGTTGATGCTAATCGAGGGTATTGTGGATAGCACTAGCCTCCAGAATAAGACTGAGATCATGAAGGCTATTCAGGCTGTGACGCATCCCACACCGGCCCAGCAGCAAGCTGCGGCTCAGCAAGCACAGCAGCAGCAGCAGTTGCAGACTGAGATGCAGCATCTACTCCTGCAAGAGAAGACCCTACAGAACCAGAAACTGGTTGCGGAGATCAAGAAATTGCTCGGACAGGCAGAAGAGACCGCCCACGAGGCGACAGCCAATGTTGCCAAGCTGCACCAGCAGTGGGAAGCCCTGCAGATCAAGAAGCAGGAAGGACAGCAGTTCGCTGAACAGAACCAGATTGCGGCAGCAGAACTGCCCATCAAGGCCATGCTAGCCCATGCGGCGCTAATATCGGCTAAGAATAAAGGAAAGGTAGCCGCTAAGTAACCACTACTGGAGAGTAATGTGGAACAGTTGAGTCAGGAAGATATCATCTTCCTAGACGACGGAGCCAAGCAGATTTACAATGCTTACCGTCGTAAGTTTGAATCAGAAGATTGGCAACAGACCGTTGCATGGGCCGAAGCGCAGGTTAAAGCCGTCGAAGGACGGGAACTTCAAGCCAAATCTTGGGACCAGGTACAATTCTGCCGGGGACAGCGAGCCTCCTACATGGAGATCGTGAATCTTGAGGCAGGGATAGAGAATCAGTTTATAGAGCTTGTGCGCGCAGCGCAAGCCAAACAAATAGCGGATGACGAGGGGGAAAACGAATAATGTTACGCCATCTCGACTTCCACTGCACAGACTGCGACCGGGAATTTGAGGAATTTGTGAACCACGACATTGCGGTTCACTTATGCCCCATCTGCTCGAAACCCGCACGACGTATACTGACGGCAGTTAGAATAGATCGAAGCGCCATTGCTCTTACCGCAGGGGCCTCCCCGGAGAGCATCGCACACTTCGACAGACTACACCAGCAGCGAAAGATAATCGAAGAAAAGACGTTCAAGGAGCATGGCGACTACGGCAAAGCTCCTGGTTCGGATTAATTCGACCTTTTAAACACAACAATGATGCCATAACCGAAAGGCGGCATTAGGAGTATCATGGCTAACACCATTATTGACCCGACAGAGGAAATCGCTGGCAATCCAAATGCAGCGTTGACGACAGCAGCAGAGTTGATAACCGAGAGTAAGCAGCAAGCAGCCGCCCCTACGACTCAGACTACGCAGCCGACATTCCAGATTCCCGAGAAATTCAAGGGGAAGTCGCAGGAAGAGATCATCAAAGCGTATATGAATCTAGAGGCGCACAGCGGTAGACTCGCGAACGACCTGGGCCAGACTCGACAGAGCGTGGATCAGCTACTTCAGCAGAAACGGGAAAACGATCTTAGAGCAAGCGGCGCGCAGAACGTCCAGAGGCTCCCTGAGCCGAAAGAGATCACTGCCGCTGATCTGCTCCAAAATCCGACAGAAGCACTTAATAGTTATCTAGAAGCACGAGAATCCGTAGCAACGCGAGAGCTAAAAGAGAGACTTGCTAGGCAAGAGGCTCAGATGGCTCAACAGCAGTTTGTTAGCAGGCATCCGGATTGGCAACAGCAGACGAATGATCCTGATTTCGTCAATTGGGCACGACAGACGCCCTTTAGGCAGAATCTAGCCGCCCGCGCGGCTCAAGAGGATCTGCAGGCTGCGGACGCACTTCTCACAGAGTATAAGGCGTATAAGCCTCTACTGACGCAGGCGACCTCCCAGAGTACCAATCTGGAAGCTGCTCGCCAAGTAGGACTTGAACGCTCCACGACTGCTGGGGAAGATACGAAGCCAACAGGCAAGGTCATTTATCGCCGGGATGCGCAAGCACTCCGTATATCTGATCCTGACAAGTACGACAGCCCTGCCTTTCAGAATGAATTGCTGAAAGCTATTGCTGAAGGTCGATACAAATAATCTAGATGGCTATTAGGCAATAATAAACATTAATAGAAGAGTCTAATGGCTACATCACTTGTTTTAAGTAATGACATTAGTACCAGCCTATTTGGTGGCCCCGGTAGTCCTAATGACGTCCGAGCCGCTGGGTTTGTCCCGGTACTATGGTCTGATGAGGTAGTTGCGGTCTACAAGAGCAATCTTGTTCTCGCGAACCTTATCCGTAAATTGAATCATCGCGGTAAGAAAGGCGATACTATCCGTATCCCGACTCCTGCGCGCGGTGTGGCGAACAACAAAGTTGCCCAGAACGTGGTCACTTTGCAGCCGTTCGTCGATGCCTCCAGCACTGGCGGTATCACGATTCTGATCAACAAGCATAAAGAATACTCGCGCTTGATTGAAGATATCGTGGACATTCAGGCGCTCCCCTCGCTGCGTCGGTTCTACACTGATGACGCGGGTTATGCGATTGCTAAGCGCGTTGACCGCGACATTTTCTTCCAGCTTGCGGCTTCGGCTCAGGCGGGCGGAACGGCGGTTGAAGATCCTACGACTGGTAACATCACTGCCGCTTCCACCTGGAATGCGTTCGTTGGTGACGGCCAGACGGCGTGGAATAGCGCTACGACCGGTAACGCTACTGACTTGACTGACCTCGGCATCCGCCGTGGTATCTTCAAGCTGGATAGCGTTGACGCCCCGATGGCGGGTCGTTACCTGGTTCTCCCTCCGGTTGCTAAGGCCCTCCTGTTGGGCGTGGCGCGGTTCACTCAGCAAGCCTTCACGGGCGAGGCTGGTCCTGCGAACACGATCCGCAATGGCCTCGTTGGTAACGTGTACGCTGTAGAAGTGTACGTGTCCAACAACCTGCCGGGTGTGTTGAATGCGAACGGCGTACAAGGCGGTGCGGTGTCGTTGCTGTTCCAGCGCGATGCGGCGGTCCTTGTCGAGCAAATGGGTATTCGGACGCAGCAACAGTACAAGCAAGAGTTCCTTGCTGACCTATTCACTGCGGACATGGTGTACGGTACGCAAGGCTTGCGCCCTGCTTCTATCGTTGCTTATGTGGTCCCGACCCTGTTGGATGCCTAATAGGTAGTGGAGGGGGACTTCAACCCCCTCCTTTTTAATGGCAAATAGTCATAACTACCCGCTGATTGGTCAAGCCTTCATAGGCAGTAAGACGCTATCAGCTAGTTTTTCTCTTTCTGGTACGGATTCTGGTAAGGCTTTCACTAACGCGCCCGCTACTGGCTCGATAACGATAACCTTACCGCTCTCCAGGCCTGGTCTTGTTTACTATGTTAAAGTTGTTGCTGCTCAGAACATTGTTATCCAGCCTCAAACGGCAGATGCAATTCAAGGAAGTGCCGCAGGCGCCTCAATCACGCTATCCGGTGTTGGGACAACGGCTGAGTTTGTTTGCTACACCCCAGGTATCTGGGATACGGCTCCCAGCACCACTATCGGTGGACCGTCTACTTTAATCGCCCCGGTGGTAATCAATGCCACCGCAGGACAGATATCGCTCACAGTTAATGCGCCCTCGGCAGGTGTGTCGATTAATGCAGTTAGTGCGTCATCTACAGCGATCTTCGCTCAAGAAGCCACGATCTCGTCGAGCGGCGGGGACTACCCATACTTTGGGTATAACGTCAAAGCTACCGCCGTTGCTGGTACATACAACTACGCGGTAACTGACTTCGCTAGCGCCATCTCGTTCCCCTCGGGCGGAATACAGGTGAGGGTTGCTGCTAGCGGTACTGCAGGTAATCCGATTACCTGGCATGCACAGGTGTCGGTTGCCAACTCAGGTGCAGTCACAATAGCCACGCCGTTATCGGCTGTAACGGCTCTCACCGTCAATGCATCTGCTACGGGGCAAACTGCAATCTCGGCGTCCGACGGGACGCACGTTGTCAACATCGCGCCAGGTGTTACTGGGGCGATCAACGTCGATAACGCGCTGGATCTGAGGATCGCAGGCACGCAGGCGATAGGAATTAGCTCGGCTCGCGCCGTGAACTTCCCAGGGGTAAGCACAACTGCAAGCGCTGCGAATGCATTCTTGGATAACGCGAACAGCAATAACCTGCTGCGGTCTACGTCAAGTCTGCGATACAAGACCAATGTAAACAGTCTAGCAGCACCAGACTTTAACGCTCTACTTCGTATGCGACCAGTGACTTACACGTCGCTATGCGCGGGAGATGACCCAACAAAGGTACATCTAGGGTTCATCGCGGAAGAGATAGCAGCAATAGACCCAAGACTGGTGTTCTATACGTGGAGTCAGTACCAGGCTCAGACAGATATCAGTATACCGCCGCAGCCTACAGCGACCGCTCAATTGATACCGGACGGCGTGCAATATGACCGAATTGTGCCTTTGCTCGTAGGCGCGATCCAGACGCTGACGCAGCGGATCGCTGCTCTGGAACAAAAAGGATCTCCGGCTGCTCCAGCCCTCTCCGTATCTAGTACTTATGGCCTTACCGCAACCAGCGCATTCTCCGGTCCTGTCCTTCCGATTATGACGCTCCCGGCAGCTTAAAATTATGTCAATGACCTTTCGCCAAATGATGAATAGCGTACTGACCACCATCGGCAGTACGACCATCCCTGCTACGAATACGACGATTACAGATACGTATCAGTTGCAGGTTGCTACCTTCCTAAATCAGATTCGAGAGGAAGTAGAGGATGCCTGGAACTGGAGATCATTGTGGGTGACGTACAATATCAATTACCTGCAAAACAATACTACGCAAGCAATTGTGGACTCTGTTACAGGTGCGGTGCCGAACACGCGTTCCCGTACACTCCGTATGCGAGACAAACGGGTTGGGAAAGAAGTCGCACTATGTTTCGATGTGACAACCTTTGGTATACCTTTTCCTCTGGAGGAGATGTCGAAGGCTTCTATTCTCTACTTCAATACCGTCCTAAACCAAACCCCAGTTCAGTATAGTACTGGTTTCGCCGTCGATAATACGACGGGAGATCAGATGAACTTAATGGTCTATCCTCCAGCGAGTGCTAACCGTGTTATACAGCTTACCCTCTGCACCCCTGTCCCTCGAATCGACCCTACAGTTGCAGGCACTGCAGGCGGCCTTGACACGCTCATTACGGTACCAACGCAGCCAATTGAATACGGGACGATCTGGTACGCGCTACAAGAGAGAGGCGAAGAACTTGGCACAAGTACGGTCTTTACTGAGGAGCGATACCGCACAGCACTGGATGACGCTATCGCACGCGATCAAGAAGAGTCCGGTGGTATTGAGATGATTGTAGCTTGATTTGTGATGTTCCCTAACAAATCTGCGTTAGCTTAATGAGTTTCGATCTTAACAGAGTTACGCCGACAGTCCAGCTACAGCCGCTGGATCTCGTCACCCCAGGCTTCCGTGGTATTAACACGGTGCAGTCTGGCGCGTTGCTTGACCCGAGCTACTGCATAACGGCCAGTAACGCCGTTATAGATACCTCAGGTAGACTATCTGCGCGCTT